ACCAGATCATCCCTTTCGGAAAGGTCTGAATAGGCAAAGTAGCGCAGGGATACCATATAATAAAAAGAAGGATTTGCTTTTAATAGATGGTATTGATGGGCCAGAACTAGTGAGCGAGGTTACAAGCGCTATACATGATATTGAGCAGAGATTATGGTCTGGTTTTAATTCAGGTTGCGTTGCTAAAACTTCATTCAAGGATGAGCCTGTGAAACTTGAGAAAGTAGAAAAACCGAGATTATTTCAGTGTATGGCATTAGATTGGCATATCATGGTATTAAGACATTTGGCTCCATTAATGGACATGTGTGCAGTTTATCCAGAGAAGTCAGGATTGGCAGTTGGCATTTCTACTCAAGGTGTAGCATGGCATGAGTTTATTAGGATTTTTTATGGAATTGAAGACAATTTTATTATGGACTTAGATTTCAAAAAAATTTGATTGGACTATGCCTATTGAATTGCGTATCGGTGTCAGTAAAGTTGTTTCTACTTATTTATCCCATCTTTATGGTGACAATTATTCCAACTTTCTTGAGGGTATGATGTTCGATAAAATTTCACCATTGGTTGAAGTTAACGGAGTGGTTGTTCAAGTAAACAATGCTATTTTATCGGGTATTCCCGATACCGTAGCATTTGATCAATGGTGTGCGAAAACCTTGGTTCGTGCTTGTTTTTATAAATTGGCTCATGAACATAAAAATTTGTATTATCAAGGTAGTGCCCGTGAACACCTGAGGATAGGTGGATTGGGGGATGATACAGGCGTTAGTCATGGTATTCCATGGTTCGATATGCCATCTCTATCTAAGGAAATGTTTAAGGTTGGAGTAATTGTTACAAATGGTGATAAATCAGAAATTGTGGAAAAATTTACTAAGAAAAGTGATTTTTCTTTTTTAAAGCGTATCAATGCGTATTGTCCAGTTAGATGTCACTCAGTTGGTTTACTTTGTCCAGAATCTATGTTCAAGGCTATTTCATGTATTCTACCATCAAAAAATGTTTCAGTTACTGATCAAATAGAAAGTCAATTCATTTCAGTACAAATGGAAGCATTATCATATGGTCGTGAGGTTTATAACTCTGTGTCTATGAGAATTTGGCGTATCATGCTTGATGCTAATATTCCTATTCGGGATTTTGTTAAGTTGTCATATGATGAACGCTTAATTTACCAAGGTTGGGACTCTACTTATGCGAGAGGTAATGAATTTGATTTACCATTGACAACTTCATTTGATCTTAGTGAATGGTTATATGGTTCACCTATATTTACTCCTCAAGAGTTGACTATTCTCAGTGCACGTGATGTTCTTGGTGATATGGAACCCAATATTGAGACGTTGACCACTTTTAGTGATGATATTAAGGTGCATGAGGGGTCGGATGAAGTCTTTACTCCCGGTTTTGACGATTTACCTGAGTCCAGTTCATTGACAGTTGATAAAGAGATTCAGATATTTTCC